TTTATAGCCATAATTTTTTCCTCCTTTTAATTTTTATATATTGTGTTAGTGTCTAATTCTACTACACAATTATATCTTAATGAATATTTAATTACTGTCTTATCTTGTATTAAAGGCATTAAGACAGGTGTTCCTACTCTTGTCATTTTATATCTTGGTCCACCTAATAATCTATTTACTATTCTTCCCATTAACATTGCACTATCAGTAGCTTGTAAATGAGAAGTTTGTCTGCTATAACAATCTATTTGATAACTTAAATTTGAAACTTCTTCTCCATCTGCTGTTGAAAATCTTTCATTTTCACTATTATCTAATTCAAAAATTGTTACCATAGGATATTTTACTGGAGGATTTTCGTCATATATGCCTTTTATAACAGTATCTTTATATTCTTCCATTTTGATATCTTTAGTTTCATCATATTCTTCTTCTGGAATTAATTTATAATATTCATCAACATATACGTCGTGAGAAAACTCTTCGATTAAATCATTTTTTAATTGAGTTACTAAAGTTTCGATAAAGCATCGCCTACTCTCTTTTTTATTATTGATAATTTCTTACCTTTTAGAATTATTGCAGCATTATAAACTTCTTTTCCTGCTGGAATACCTTGTGTATAAACTGCATTGCCTGATTTATCTTTATATATCCAATATAATTCTCCATTTTTAGAATTTACTTTTATTTTTTCGCCACTATTATAACCTTTAAGATTATATTGTTTTTTTATAGGATGTGGTGCATTTAAACCTTCTGTACCTGTTCCAAATTCTCTATAAAGAACTTGTGAACCTTCTACTCCAATTCTTCTTTTCTTATCTTTCTCTTGATTTATAAAAGATACATCATCATTACCATCTGTATAAGGACTTGAAGCATAATTATTTATTATTTGTTTTTCACATAATTCTGCCATATCTTCAACAGACTTTTTAGATGCTTCTTCTAAATCTTTGTTAAGTTGTTCAAACTTTTTTATTAATTGTTCTATTCCAGAATTGGATAATTGTACTTTTATAGTTTTCATTGTGCCTCATCTCCAGTTAATCTTTTCAAAGTTATTGTAGCACTATTTAAAGTAATTATTGGATTACCACTTACATAAAAATCAGCATTCATGCAAAATTCATCATGTTCTTCTGGTTTATCAACATAAACATAGCATCTATCTCCATTTGAAAATTTATTTCCAATTTCGATAGTATCTTCAATTTTAAGATACTGAGTATATTCTTGCCCTATTGATATTATTTCTCCTGTACTACTTATAGGTTGATAATCTGTATATATTGATTCTGGTTCTGAATATTTAGTTAAATTACCTTCTATATATTTTTTGCATAAATATAATTGTCTTTTATTCCTTTTAAGAGTTATCATTGTTACCTCCTATTATTCAGGACTTCCAGCTAAAGGTACAATTTCTTGTAATAATGCTTTTGGATAAGTAGATCCACCATCGTAACCTCTACTTATTCCGTTTTCACTATGAGAAGTTTGACCTTCTGCACCATATTTAGCAATAGCACATATAGAAAGCCTAACAATTAAACTATCATATTTTTCTTCAAATAATTCTGTTTCTGTAGGTTTAAATCTTCTTCTTTCATTTACAGCTCTAATCGCATCCATTATTTCATCTACTGCTGTGTCATTATCAATATTAAATCCTCTAGCAGTACATTTCCTTTTCAATAATTCAGCTAATTCAGCTATATTTGAATATTCAGTTATGATTTGTTGATTTTTTGAATCTACAACTGTAAAATCTGCCATAAATAACACCTACTTATTTTTCTAATTTTTCGTCATCTAATGATAGTATTTTATTGCTTTTGTTCATTACATCATAAGCTTCTTTTAAAGTTATTTCAGAAAAATCATCTTCATTTCCGTAAACTTCAATTTTTTTATTTTTTGGAATAACATTATAGTTATTATTTTTATCTTTTTTTACATCCACTTCGACAAATTTTTGTGAAACTTTTAAATAAACTTTCCCACTATTTTTGTAAAGCATAATAACCTACTTTCTTTTTGAGCTATTTTGTTTTTGTTGAAGAACCTTCTCTAAAATAGAATCTTCCTTTTTGTCTTCTTGTTTTTGTTCTTCGTCTTTTTTATAGTCAAAATTTTCAATATTTTCGCCTATTACATTTACGTTTAAGTTTTCAGATGTTACTACATCTTCTTTTTGTTCTTCCTTTTGTTCTTGTTTCTTAATTTGGTTTTTATTTTTTTCAGTAGAAGTGGTTTTTTCAACCACTTCTTCTGAATTATTAATTATTTTATAACCTAATTTTTCAAATGTATCTTTATAAGCACATTTAGAAACTCTAAGAACTCTTGAACCTTTCTTTATATCTATCATAAGAAAGTCCTCCTATTTTAAAACTAGATTACATCAGCTATCATTATTTGGTCTGCTGCTTCAAATGAAGGCATACAAATTTGAGATACTTTAGTTGTTACAGATACTGGATCAACTTCATCAGTTGTTGTTATAGCTACACCTGTATCAACTATTGATACTTTTGCATTGTCAGAATTCATTAAATCTGCTTCTTCTGGAGTTGTTCCGAATACTGTTCTTCCTAAATCTCCTTCTGGAATTAAGATAAATAAATCTTCTGGAATAAATCTTGTTACAGATCCATCTAATGCTTTATATTTCTTTTCATATACTTCTATTGTTACACCTGTTTGGTCAGTTATATAAGCTCTTAAAGCAGCTTCATTTAATGCTACTGTTCCTTGAGAGAATACATATACTGCATTTTTAATGCTAGAATTTTTCATTAAGTTTCTTAAAACTTTTCTTGAAGTAATAGCTCTTGTTGGTCTTCCATATCCTTCAGCTTCTATAACATCTTGCCATGCTATAATATCTGCTATTGGGTCTGCGTTAGCTTGATCCCATGCTGTTTGTGGAGTTACTTTATGAGTGTTTGGTAGTCCATAATCATATAAGTATTCTTGACCATTGTTAGCCATTGTAATTGTTCCTGTTGAGATTAATTGCATTCTCATTTTTTCTCTTGTTACTGCTGCATCTTCTAATAATGTTACATTGTCTTGGAAGATGTTTGCTAATATTTTATCAATATATTGTCTGTTGTTTGCTTGAATTGCTATTAATAATTTTTGTCTTAATTCTTCATCTATTGACATAGAATTTTTGAAGAAAGGCATTTTTGTTTTTACTTCTTGGAATCCTATTCTATTTTTCTTAATTGCTCTTGCATCAAAAGCAGATAAGTTTAATTCTACTGGCATTCCTTTTGAACCTTTAATATAGCTTAGATCTAAGCCTAATTGTTGTTCTGCTGGGAATAATACATCTCCTAAATATGGAGGCATTCCTTGTTCAGCTTGTTTTGTTTCCCAATAAGCTGCTATTTCTTGTGCTACTACATAATCAAATATTGAATTCATATTCTATTTCCTCCTTTACACTTGACTTCCATTGATAAATTTAATTCCTTCTGCTTTTAAAGCAGCTCTAGCTTCTGCTGTAAGTAATGCTTGAACATCGCTATCTAATTTTAATCTATCAATATGTCCTGTTGAGATTATTGTTCCATTTGCATCTCCTGCAGTTACATCTACATCATGTAATAATACTGCATTTGCGTTGTTTGAAGCTGGATCATCTCCTGCTGCTTCTGTTTGAGTTGCAACTACAAAAGCTGTATCTCTGTCTAGTAAATCTCCATATAATGGAGTACCAGCTTTTACTATTTTTCTTCCATCACTGCCAGCACTTACACCAGCATTTCCAATTTGTGCACCAAATGTTACAGCTGTTTCGTCTGCTACAAGTATTTGTTTTTGTGGTGCACCATAACTATTTTTTACTACCATGTTTGCCATAGTTTTCTTTCCTCCTTTTTAAATTTTGAAGTATGGATTTTTAGAAGATTCAATTTTATTGCTTTTTGCAAGTCTTGAACCTAAACTTCCTTTGTCATTTCCATCCCCATCGTTATTTTCATTTTTATTAAAGTTTCCCATTGCTGCCATTTTTGTTTTTGTCGCATCAGCTTTTCCTTTTTCATAAGCTGCTTTAACAATTTTATTGACATAAGAACTAATTTTTGTTGTTTTGTCTTCATCATCACTTACGATGTTTGTTAGAAATTCTGAAAATTCTGTATCATCATCTTTTATATCTGCATTTTGTCTAGCTTCGGCTGTTAATCCTAATGCTTTATAATTATTTGCAGATAATGTATTTTTCTTTAACAATTCTTGTAATTCTTTTAATTGTTGGTCTTTTGCTGCTTGTGCTAAAGCTGCTTTTTCTTCGTCTGTCATTTTTGCTTGTAAAGCTTTTTCTTTTTCTTCAAGTTGTTTTTGTAGCTTTGCTGTTTCAGCATCTGACATTTCTTTGTTTACATACTTTCCACTTTCTAATACTTCTTTTTTGCCTAGTCCTTGAAAGTAAGTTTGGACTTCTTCAGCAGTCATTCCTTCATGATAATTTTCGCCTAATAGCGCTTTTAATTGTTCTTCCATATTGGTACTCCTTCCTTCTCTGGGGATTATAGCTCTTCTCTGAGCGACAGATAGTCATTGATATAGCCCCAATGACAAGGCAATTTTTTTGCTAGTGATTATAGCTCTTCTCTGAGCAATAGCTTTATATTAAGGATAGTAACTTATTCAGTTACTATTCCTTGATTAACTTGGTTATTTGTATTGTTTTGTGATTCTGCTACTCTTTTTTCTTCATCTTCCCAGTATTTTTTGCCTTTTACAGCTATTTCTACACTATCTGTTGTCATATCTGCAATAGTTAAAGCATCTTCTGGTGTTATTGTTTTTGTTCCAATTAAAGTAGCATAGCTTTGTGATTTTGATTGTAAATTATCATTTTTATTTCTACTAAATTTAACATCCATGTCTTCTGTTTTTAAAGATTGATTTATTAAATTTAATTTTTTTAATATTGATAATATTA